CTCCGGCAACGTAGGTATTGGGACGACTTCGCCAAGCACATATACAAACAGCAAATTGGCTTCTTATGCTGCTACAGGAGATGTTTGGAACAGCACAGATGCAGCCGCCGCAACAGCGGGAAGCGGGTTCCATTTTTACAATAATGGCACATTAAGAGGCGAAATTAACACTGGGGGTAGTTCTTTTTCTGCTTGGGGCGGTGCAAACAGTTTTAATATTTTAGGTTTTGCAAATGCGCCTATGACGTTTGCTACAAATAGCGCAGAACGTATGCGCATCGACTCCTCCGGCAATCTGCTGGTGGGGACGACGAGTACAACTTCAGTAAACGCTGGCATTGCAATTATTCCAAACGGAAGTTCCGGCACAACTGGTTATGTTCGTATTGGGCATTCCAGCGCAACTTCAGGCCAAGGTTATTTAGATTTTCTTTACAATAACTCAATTATTGGAAGTGTTCAACAAGCCGGAACAACAGGCGTTAGCTTTAATACGTCATCCGATTACCGTTTAAAAGAAAACGTCACCCCAATAACGACTGGTCTTGCCAAGATCAGCGCATTAAAGCCTGTTACCTACGATTGGATTAGCGACAAATCTGCGGGTGAAGGTTTTATTGCCCATGAGTTGCAAGCCATAATTCCTAATGCAGTTACAGGCGAAAAAGACGCTGTAGATGAAGGTGGCAAGCCCATTCACCAAGGCGTAGATTACAGTAAGATTGTCGTGCATTTAGTTGCCGCTATTCAAGAGCAACAAGTCACCATCACTGCCTTGACCGCCCGTATTGCCGCATTGGAGGCAAAATAATGGAAATTTGGCATCCATGTTCAGGTTTTGAAACGCATTACGAAGTGAGCAACTTTGGAAATGTTAGGTCTATTGAAAGAATGGTTCTTAACCGTCTTCACAATGGTTTGCGACGCTCTCCTTCCAAATTATTAAAACAAGGAAAAAGCAAAAGTGGATATTTGATTGTTAGCTTTTGTGTTGACGGCATTAAAAGCAACCATAATGTACACCGCCTAGTCGCAAGAGCATTTATTCCCAATGAATCAAACAAACCACAAGTAAACCATAAAGATGGAAGCAAACACAACAATTGTGTAGACAATCTTGAATGGGTTACAGTGTCTGAAAATGGTTTACATGCCTATCGCGTTTTAAAGGTTCCGGTTTGGAACAAAGGACGCAAGAAAGAACTTAAAGCAGAATTTGACGCATATAAGGCCGCGCACCCATGAACGATTATCAAACCCTTATAGACATAGTTGGCGGCGCAATCCTGACGGTGGCGGGGTGGTTCTTGCGTGAACTTTGGGGCGCGGTCAAAGAACTACAACGTGATTTGAATAAACTGGAAGCCAATATGCCAAAGGAATATGTCCTGAAGGTGGATTTGGACCAGAGAATGAAGCATATTGAGGATATGTTCCAACGTATCTACGACAAACTTGACAATAAGGCGGACAAACCATGAGTGTAACGACAAACCTTGCCCTTAACGAACCAGCGTATAATAGCACGTCTCCTACGTGGGATCAGCCGCTTAACTATAATGCGACCATCCTTGATCAGATGTACGGCAATACTACATCTGTATCCGTAAATACGGGTGGGTCTACCACTTATACCAATATTGCAGCGCCAAGCGCGACTGCGGCTGGTTCTACATCGCAAGCCATGCGGTTTAACCTTACAGGTGCATTAGCCGCCAACCAAAATGTGCTTTTGCCTCAAAGCGTGGCAGGTATGTGGGTTGTTACCAATAGCACATCTAACGCGTATACCGTCCTATTAGGATCAAATAACGGCAGTAACGCAGCCGCTGGAACTACAGTGTCTTGCCCACAGGGTTATAGCATTATTGTTTATTGCGACGGGACAAACGTAAAAAAAGCGGATGATGGCCTTTTGTCAGGTGGTGTTGTTTCCTCCTTCAGCGCCGGATCAACTGGGTTTACTCCATCAACGGCGTCCACTGGCGCGGTTACTTTGGCTGGCACACTTAATGTGGCTAATGGCGGCACTGGATCGTCAACTTTAACGGCAAATAATGTTCTTTTAGGCAACGGAACAAGCGCATTGCAAGTTGTTGCCCCCGGCACAAGCGGAAACGTATTAACAAGCAATGGCACAACGTGGATTTCGCAATCGGTCAATGTAATTGGAACATCTTTAAATAATTTAACTGGTTCAAGAGCATTTTCAACAACTTACACAAATTCTTTATCATATGCTATTTACATAAGCATTATTACTTACGGTTCTGGCGGGACAACTTTAACAATTGCCGGAAACGCGGTATCCAGTTTTTCAACTGGTGGTAGTTACACAGGCAATAAAACTGTGTCTGGAATAGTCCCATCAGGGTCTACTTATTCTGTCAGCAGTTCAGATAGTTTGGTATCTTGGATTGAGTATCGGTAATGCAATATACGTGGGAGTTTCCTCAATTTATTGTAAACACATCCTCTAATGGCCTGACCAATGTGGTTACGGCTATTAATTGGGTTTGCACGGGTACGGATGGAATACACACAGCATCAACATCCGGCACGGCCAATTTAGGTTCGCCAAACCCCGCAGAATTTGTCCCATATGCAAATATTACACAACAAATGGCCTATCAATGGGTTGCGGGTTGTATTAGTATGCCCGGCGTTGAGGCACAAATTGCTTCACAAATTAACCTACTAGGTGAAACAACGTCACAAACCCAACAACCACCATTTTAAGAGGATTCAATGGAAAATCTCGAACTTACTTTCAAATTTACGGTCGCAGAAGCAAATATTATTGCGGCGGGTCTTGGGAAGTTACCGCTTGAAGCGGGTATTGCTGTTTATGAAAAAATAAAAGCACAAGCAGAACCGCAAATTCAAGTTGCTGCAGCCACGCCTGTAGCGCCGGAAAATACACCTGCTGAATAATATGGACTAAGTATGGATCCGTTTACCCTCATCGCTGGCGCGACTGCAATCTACAATAGCATCAAGTCCGCCGTCGATGCAGGGCAGGACGTGATGGAAACTGCAGAAAAAGTGGGCAATCTTTTTAGTAAGGTTGCCCAAATTGTTACTATTGCGTCGACACCACGCAAAAAGAAATTATTCCAAAGCCAAGCTGAGTTTGAGGCTGAAGCGGTTAAAATTTATGCCGCCAAAGCCAAGGCCCAGCAAATGCAGTTGGACGTTAAGAATATGTTCGTAGGGCAATATGGCCCTGCCGCATGGGAAGGTATTCAACGGTCAGTCATTGAGATGCGGAAGGAAGCTGCCCGTCAGGCTGCAGCGGCCTTGAAAGAACAGGAAGAAAACCGCAAGGATTTGATTATGGTTAGCAGTATTGTAGGTTTTCTGGTATTAGGCATTGGCGCAATCGGCGTATTTCTTATGATAACGGTGAAGTAACATGGACATTCTTAAAACTTTTGGACCATTGCTTGGTTCAGTCGCCCCAACCATCGCGACGGCATTGCTTGGACCTGTTGGTGGCATGGCGGTTAAAGCTATATCAAATGCCCTTTTTGGTCATGAAAATGGCACTGAAGACGACATCATGTCGGCTCTTGCTAATCCAACAGGTGATCAGTTGGCGGCCCTGAAAAAGATTGATGCGGACTTCAAAGTTCAGATGAAGTCGTTGGACATTGATCTGGAACGTATTTCCGAACAAGACCGCGATTCAGCCCGTAATATGCAGATTGCAACCCGCGATTGGATCCCTCGCGTATTGGCAGTAGGCGTTACGGTCGGTTTTTTTGGCATCATTGCTTATATTTTGCACTTTGGTCTTCCGGCCACAGGTGGCGAGGCATTGCTTATGCTCATCGGTACACTTGGCACTGCTTGGACTAGCGTAATGGGTTTTTATTTTGGTTCGTCCGCTGGTTCAAAGCAAAAGACGGATGCGCTTACTGCTTCCTTGGGGAACAAAAAGTGAACGGTAATTTTGAGCAATGCCTAGCATTGGTTTTAAAAAGTGAAGGCGGGTACACGGATAACCCAAAAGACCCCGGTGGCCGTACAAACCTTGGCGTAACGCAAAAAGTATGGGAATCTTGGGTGGGGCGTGAAGTTACCGAAGTTGAAATGAGGGCTTTGGGACCGCAGGACGTAGCACCTTTGTATAAAGCTAATTATTGGGATAAAATCGGTGGCGACTCACTTCCTCTTGGCGTTGACTATGCCACTTTTGATATGGCTGTTAATAGTGGGGTAGGCCGTGCGGCGAAAACCCTTCAGCAGGTACTTGGCGTTGGTGCGGACGGACAAATCGGCCAAGCCACAATTAGTGCTTGTGAAGCGGCTAACGCTCGTGAAGTTGCTACGGGAGTCTGTGAAGCAAGACTAGCCTTTTTGCAAAGTTTGCCCACGTATGGTACGTTTGGCAAAGGTTGGTCAAATAGAGTTGCGGCGGTAGAAAAGGCTGCCTTTGACATGGCATCGTAGGATTAAGTTATGGCCTTAACATACTCAAGTTACGTGCAGCAAATTAGCACAATGGCCGTCATTCCGTCCAATGATACCAATTTCACGATTATTTTGCCTCAAATGATCAGCTACGCAGAATTGCGTATGCAGCGTGATTTGGATTTTCTTTCTACCCAAATTAGCACGACAGCTTATTCCCTTACCTCCAACAACAATACGTTAACTTTACCTACGTCGCAGTTTATTGTCCCGCAGACTTTTGAAGTAGTTAATTCCGGCGTGTCATCGCCACTATTGCCAGTTACTAAAGAATTTATACAGAATGTTTACGGATCGGGTTCTACGACAGGCTTACCTCAGTATTTTGCTGTTTATGGGGGCGATACTGCTACTACAGGTAATACTAGCCAATATATGATTGTGGGGCCAACGCCTGA